CGGAACAGTAGAGGGTGAATGTCCTGGTGAACGTCCTGGACCGATTAGAGATTGAGGATGCACCAAAGTCCAGAGGTGCGGCGAATTGCGCCGTAAAAGGGCCGCTGGCGTCGTTTGCTGCGGCATCGAGGGCAGAGGCCCCGGTGTCGTCGAAGAGCGGCAGGATCAGGTTGTCGAGCACCTGGACGGTGGTCAGCACAGCAGCCTCGTCGGTGTCGTCGGCCGATAGCTGAAGCTCGACAGCGATCTCGACCTCACAGGTTAGGTCGGTGCGCTGCATTGGCTTGGCCGAGTTGGTCGAGACAACCAGGCGCGGGAAGTTGGGCATGACGTCCTGGTCGTCTGGATCGTCGTAGAGGCCGCGGCTGTAGGACGTCAGGCAGGTGGGTGTGCCGGCGCCGGAGGCCGACCAGTTGGCGGCCGCCAGATAGTCTGCGACTGCAAGCTCTGCTCTTAGGGCGACGGCGTTCATTTGATTGAGATTCCGTTGTCTTCGAGAACCTTGCCGTTAGCCAGGAGGGCCTCGGTCATATGGTTGACCATCTCTGTCGTCTCGTCGTCGAAAGCCTTCTGCATGGCCTGGTTATAGATTTGCGAAACCCGGTTGTATTGATTGTCGGCCACACCGGCAGTCATTACCACCGAGGCCGTTGGATTGAATCCTGGGACAGCCTGATAGCCTCGGGCCTTGGTGCCCTTGTGCGTGGCGACGTTCTCCTGGGGGAGGCCGTACTGGTTAGCAAGTGAGACCAGGGCGGCGTTGGTCTGCTTCGGCGCCTTGTAGCCGGGAGGCTTCGACAGCGGTTTCCACTTGGCGCTCTGAAACTGGCTGAATCCCTTGTTGTAGACTCGGATCATCTTCACCACACCGCTTCTGAGGTAGCCGACGGACCCGATGGCCTTCCGCATCAGGGCCGAGGCTGCTGCCTTCATCTCTTCGCCATAGAGGCCGCGGCGACCGCCCTTGGCTTCTTTCGACTGAGCTATGAGGTGCACCCGGCGAAGGATTCGGGATTTACCGATCCGCTTGCCGGTCTTCTTGCTCTTGCGGTTGATGTCACCGACAGGCGTCCCCAGGTAGTCGGCGATCCTGCGGCGCTCCTGGCCCGGGCTCTTGGGCGGCACCAGGACGAACAGCCGGACCATCAGGTAAAAGAATCTGCTGTTGATCGCCTTGTGAAGATCGCGCGAGGTGCTCAACAGATACTGCTTCATGGCAGCGTCGAACTTGCTCGAGTCGACCGTCATGTTGACGACAGGCCTCACTTGGTCTTCGCCCCCAGTTCCAGGTTGTAGTAGGCGCCGGAGGCATCCACACGGCAGGACAGAATGCGGAGGGTCCGGCCTTGGTAGACCAGCGTCCTACCGACCACCGGACGAGGCTTGCAGAAGGTCAGGGCGATGCGGTCGCTGTTCTCCTGGAGGATGAATAGGCCGTCCTCCTTGAGTAGCCGGGAAAAGGTCGTGCCCTGGTCGAGCGTGTAGAGTGTCGAGTCCATCGAGACCAGCGTCGAATCGCAGGTCTTCCAGTCGCTGAACATGACCAGGATCCTCGAGCTCACATTGTCTTGAAAGCCACCGGAGATGGGTACGTTGGCGTCGTTGACCGCTGCCGGGATGCACCGGATCGACGTCCCCTGCCAGATGAACATCGGCGCCCCTAGCATCTGCTGGAGCACCGCCATGCCCTGCTGGAGACTCGAGCCGATGGTGGTCATCAGGTAGTGAAGTAGGTGCCGGAGACTATGAGCCGGCTGGTGGCCTGGAGATGGGGGGCTAGGCTATCGGCGTCTCCTGTCTCGAAATGCGACAGCTCGAGGTAGCTGGTGCCGGCGATTAGCCTGGCGATGATTGCAGTCTTGGCCTGGTTGGTTCCGTTGGTCAGCCACACCGCGGCGGCGGCCTCGTAGGTGACGGGGTCGGGCAGCGACAGCCGGAGGTTGCCCGTGGCGGATCCGCTCACCGAGTTGACGGTGACGTCCGCAGTAAATGTGGTCACGCATCCGATGGTAGTGTGTCGGGCGGTGTTGGTGGTGATGCTGAAGGTGCGGCCACCGCCGGAGTCGATGAGAGTCGGCACCCAGGTCGTCGGTGTAACCAACGGCAGGGCGGCATATAGCTCGTCGAAGTTGTCGTTTATCTTCTCGCCGGCGCCGCGGAGGGTATCCCCGGTGTTGTCGTTGGCGATGGTGCCGATGTTGATCGTTTGCTGGGCCATAGTTTTATTTCTTGGGTAGGACGTACCAGCCGGCCGGGAGGGTTACCCGGGATGGCCCGACCAGCTTCTTGTCGGCATCGAAAGCATAGACGCTGGCCTTCACCGGCTCGGCCAGCATCACCGGATCACCGCTTGGCACCAGGACCACCTTCGTCTGCTGGCAGCCCAGGCAGATTGGCAACACGAGCAGCCAGATCGTTCTTGAGAGGCTTTGGCGCATTTCCATCTTCTACTTTTGGTGCAGGCGTCTCTCGGAGGAAATCCAAGAGAGCCTTCACGAGTTGATAGATCCAGTTCAAACCGGAGGAACGACAGGAGTCTTCTCGGCGTCCTTGGCCATTATAAGACCAATGCCGGCGGTCACCGCTGCGATAGTCGAGGCGATGTCGATATTGGTGCTGGCGTCACCATCGAAGGCAGCCCGTAGGGCACCACCAACAGCGACAAGGATTGCACCAACACCGGCGAGAGTTGTTTTCGTGTTTTTCATTTGGATTTGAACAGCCTATAGGCTCCGTAACAGGCGCACAAGAGACCAACCACAGCGGTCACCAGTCGCACCCAATCGGTTAGGATTGGCAGGAATGATGCAGCGGTGGCACCTGCCGCTGCTGCTAGGGATAGTCCAGGGCTGGTGCTGCTGTTCGTTGGTTCCATTACTCGGATTTAGGCTGTGCGGCTGCGACTATGAGGTCAACAAGCGGAAGGGCTGCACGGGCGTTAGCAACGCCACCAGCCTTAACCGCAATGTCGATGAGTTGGAGGAGGCTATTCACCTGCTCGGTGCTGAGTTCGATCTTGATCATGCGGCGGAAGTATCGGCAACCACCACAGGCTCCGCAACCTTAACCACAGGCTCCGCAACCTTAACCGGAGGCGGCACCGGCACCCACGGCAACGGAGGAGCAATCACCGGCGGATTGATCTGGTCGTTGATCTGCTGCGTCACGTTCGCTTCGATGGCGGTCTTATCGACTCCATTGGCGTAGCACCAGTTCAAGACCTGTGCTTCGGTCAGATCCTCGTATGGCGTGAACTCACCAGACGGCGGTTGGAACGAGCAGGAGCCGTAGCAGGTTCCGCTGTATTGATCCTGAGTGCCGTTGCATCGCCAATCGGCGGTGATTACGACATCGGGATTGCTGCCTTCGATGGGCTTAACGAGAAGGCGTTCGATGATCCAGAGGATGGTAGGCATAGTCGTTTAAATTAAGCGGCTGCGATTGTGGTGATGGTGCCAGAAGATCCACGGAATTTCAGCGCACCGGCTTCGACGTAGAGTTGGCCGCCAGTGACGTTAGCAGTCGGAGCGGTTCCGTTGGCAATCTGGATAGTCTTAGCAGCGGTGGTTCCGGCTGTGGTAAGACCCACCAGCAAATTTCCCGACGCATCGAGGGTCATTGCTTGAGTGAAGGTGATGGCGTTGTCAGCGGTGCCGGACGGAGCGATGTGCCAAGCGTGTACGCCAGCCTGTTGCGAGTATCTAGTTGCGGATGCCGTTGTGAGGTACTTCCAACCAGACGAATAGTAACCGTTACTGCTTAAATCCAGTTCATTACCAGCAGCATTGCGACCATAGATGCCGACGCCACCAACTTGCAGCGCCATATAACCTCCACTAGTAGACCACGCACTCGGCGCAATCCCCACGCCGACGTTGCCGGAGCTATTAACAATTAACGCGTTTGTCGCTCCGCCGCATCCAATCGTAAGATTTCCAGCGTCACCACCAAACGAACTATTGGTGTACAGCTTAATGCCACTGGAGCTGTGCTGTATCTGTAGATACGGATTATATGTTCCGTCATTGTTCGAAAAGAAAGCGGAGTTTCCAGTCGCAGCAGTTCCGGCTCGGATATTCAACCGGCCATTCGTCGTGTCGGTCGTCCCCACGCCCAGCCCCGTAGAGTTCAGGGTCATGGCGGTGGAGCCAGCTACGGACCAAGTGGAGATGCCGGTGGCACCGATTTGGTAAGAAGTTGTGAACGAACTCGCTCCACCAGTACGAAAGGTAATTCCAATGTCCGAATCCAAAAATGCTTGATTTGTGGAGTCAAACCTCAAACCACCCCAAGTCGATCCAACAGGACCAATCTTAAGAGAAACATTCGCTGGAACATAAATGTTCGAGCTTGCCGTCAGATTGCCGGTGATGGTGGCGGAGCCAGCGGTAACGAGTCCGGTGACAGTCAGTGCTCCACTCGCGGTTGGAGAGGATGAGAGCAGATTGTTGACGCTGATACGTTTGGTTGTACCAGATGCGGCCATCGACGTATCAGATACATCGACCACCGGAAACATATCGTTGACTGGATCAGCAGCCGTTAAGGCTGTTAGTGCTGTAATCTTTGAGTCTGCCATGGGTCAGTTTGATTGAATTTGAAGTTTTCCGTCGTCCTCCCGAAAGAGAAAACCAGCGTCCTCTCTCAGTAAGGAATCAAAGGTGCCGAACGTGATTACGATTTTTCCGATGCCGTCCTCCTGCAGGATGAAGAACTCGTCCTCCTGGAGAAGGTCACGGCGCAGCACAGGCAGGTCGGTGCCACCGGCTTGACCCGGGAATAACCTATTCAGTGCTATGCCGTTTGCGATCATTTAGCTGCGGGCAAGGAAGGCCACCACGCTGCCGGAAGAGATTTGAAAGCCGGTGATATTGCCCACCAGCGGAAACCCAGCCGGGATGGTCTTTGAGGTCCAAGTGCCGCTGATCTGAAAGCCGGTGATCGACGTAAACACCGTCGGCTCAGTAGGAATCAAGCCAGCCCAGTTGCCGGTCTGAGCGGCGGTGCTGGTAATGAGCGCGAAACCTTCGCGTCCCATTGAATACTCAGTCGAAATGTCTGCTTGGACGGCCATAAAATTGTGTTTCGGTTTAAGGGGAGGTCACCAGCGTATCCAGCGACCTCCCCAGTTTTGGTTTGTTAACCCTTACGAATCTTCGGTGCCAGACTGCCCTGTATCCACAGGATCAGTTTGCCTCCCTCGGGAATAGTCGCGGTGTTGAAGGCGGTGCGCTGGAGTGACGCATCGACTTCGGGGCCGGCGACAATCTTAGCCTTGTCGTTGCGGTCCACCGAGATGGTTGTGGCGATTCTCATGGGTAACCTTAAGCAGTGACCAGAACTTCGGCCTGGGTCGTGTCAGCGGCCGCGGCGCCGAACATGATGTCGTAAGACGCCATGTGAGCGCGGGAGGCGCGGCTGTACCAGACGGAGAGCAGGCAGCTCAGGCCGTTGGCGGTGGTGACGGCGCGTTGCTCGAGGAACTCACCGGCGATCATGCCGACCGGGAGGCCGGAGGCGATGGCGATGGCATCAGGGCCGCAGACGAAGCCGGCGGTGTTGGTCTCGGCAGAGGTCCAGCGGTTGTTCTCGGCGACCACGTCGAAGCCGAACCGGCCGTTCGCCAGCAGCTCCAGGCGGCTGTCAGGGAAGGTGTTGCTTGCGGCAGAGAACTGGAGGCGAGCGATGTGGCCACCGTCTAGGATGAGGTTCTTGCTGCGGTAGTTCTTCGCCAGGGCGAGGATCGCAGGCAGATCCGAGGTGTCGAAGTTGGCCGCGGTGCCGATAGTAACTGCGGTGCCGTAGTTGCCCGAGACCATCAGGGCGGTCAGCACGTCGCTGATGCCGTAGGCAAACAGGTCGGCAGAACCGGCAGCCAGGTCGGACAGCATAAAGCCCTGGTTAAGCTCCTGCTGCGTGACTGTGAAGTTCTTCGAGATCTGGTTCACGGTGACCGAGGTGGCGGCCAGCGTCGAATCGTTGTTGGTTTCCCAGGACGTCGGGTTGGTCTGGGCAGCGGTGCCGGTGGTGTACTTCTTGACCTGCACCGAGGCGCGGGGCCGGAGGTTGTCCAGGCCGACGTTGCGGCTGAAAGCGGAGACCAGGGCCAAACGAGTGGCGGCCACGGTGATCACTGCGTCGGCGAGATAATCGACAACCAGGCCCGAGGCGA